AAGAATGAAAACGTAATCTATATTTGTTCTAAGATTTGGAGGAATACCTAAAGGATATTGCATAGTAATTACAAGCATTACTTTCCAGTGTCTTCCGTTCATGAAAAGTAATCTCATCATTTTATCACGAGCCCATGTGTTATCATAAAGACAATCATCTAAAATAACAAATGCGCGAGGGTCAATTGTAGTTCTTTTATAAGTTTCCATCTCTTTTTTAATTTGCTTCAAAACAGTGCGCTGTCTTTTTAAAATATTCTCAATAATAGCTGTATTATATTCATTATGAACGAATAATTTTGGGACCATTTTGCCGTAAAAACCGTTACCTTCTTCAGTTCCTGAGATAACAGTGCCAATAGGAATATCTTGCTGATAAAATAATAAATCTCTTACCAAGAAAGACTTACCAGTGTCTCTCTTTCCAATTAGCACAATAACAGGTCCTTTGTTTTCATTAGGTTTAAAGCTTATACTTTTCATATCAAATTTCTTTAGTTCTAAAGTCATTATTATTTAAAATAGAAATTATTTTTTACATGTTTTTACGCAATAAGAGAGAACAATATTAATATCATTTATAATAAGTTAAAAATACATATAATTTATATATTAATTAGCTAAAGAATGATAAACGTGAACTATCAAAAACGTAAAAATCTGGAACTTTTTAAATGTTTAGAGAAACCTGAAACTCTTTTTCTCTCAAATGCCCAAAACTATATACCTATTTATAATAAATTCTTCACCTTGAATGATAGTAATTATAATAGTATTAATTTAAATAACAAATGGTATATTTCAAATGTTAATGATGGAGATGAAGAAGATTTTCATTTATTTAATTGTAGACTAAAAAATATACAGAATAACAAGGTAAAAGATAAAGATGTCTTTTTTAAAATGGCGCCTTTATTAGACCCATTTAAATATTTAATTGGAAAATATAATTTAAATGATAAAAAATTATTTACATTACCAAAAATAAATTCAACTGAATTAGATTGTCATTCAAAGTTTATTGACCAAAATAATTCAGCATATGTTGATGGTATGTTTGTTTTTTTATCAAGCAATTTAATTTATAATCATGGTTTTACACACGGAGTTGATTATTATGGATCATTTTTAGGTATTAAAAATGATTTTATTTTAAATGTATTCGATGACATTGATTATTTAAATGAGTCGGATTATTTTAATAAAAATAAAAATGTCTTATTTAAAATTGATGATTACGAACATTTATTTCAAGATGAAAATCCAAAACTAAAACCTATTACAATTCAGCATAATTCAAGTGCCAAATCACAAATATCAATTAAGTCTTTTGATAATGAAATATTCGAAGATGTTTTTGATGAAAACATTGTAAATATTTCTGATTTACCATCGGATTTAATCGATTTAACTAATATTAATCTTTTGGAACAAAAAGAAGTTAATCAAAATGTTACATTAAAATCAAACTCAACTTGTTCATCAAGGTCATCATACACTGATAATGAAGAAGAACATGAAGATTGTGATGATTGTGGAGAAATTGAAAACTTAGATAGTGACAAACCTGAAAAAGACGAAGAACATGAAAATAAAGAAGATGAAGATGAAGATGACGATGAAGATGACGATGACGATGATGACTCTTTTGAAGAAGAGAGAATAGATGTAACTATTCCAAAATTTCCAGTTCAAGTTATTGGAATGGAATTTTGTGAAAATACATTTGACGACTTAATTTTAACAAGTGATTTATCAAAAGAAGAATGGTATTCAGCATTCATGCAGATTATTATGATTTTAGTTACATATCAAAAGGCATTTAACTTTACACATAATGATTTACATACAAACAATGTTATGTATAATGAGACTGATAAAAAGTTCATTTATTATTGCTATAAAAAGAAGTACTATAAGGTTCCAACATTTGGTCGTATATTCAAAATTATTGACTTTGGAAGAAGTATCTATAAATTTGATGGTAAACTTTTCTGTAGTGATAGTTTTCAAGCAGGCGGCGATGCTGCTACTCAATATAATACCGAACCCTACTTAAATGAGAAAAAACCTAGATTAGAACCAAATTATAGTTTTGATATATGTCGTCTTGCTTGTTCAATATTTGATTATGTAGTTGAGGATTTTGATGAGATTAAAGACTTGAGTAAATGTAGTGACCCAGTTAAACGTTTAATAGTTGAATGGTGTTTGGATGATAAAGGAGTAAATATGTTATATAAAGGTAATGGAGTAGATAGATATCCTGACTTTAAATTATATAAAATGATAGCAAGATGTGTCCATAATCATACACCTCAAGCGCAATTAGAGAGACCTGAATTTAACGCATATTCAAGTTTTAAGGGTGAAGTACCTGCAGATGTAATTGATATCGATAAAATTCCATCTTATATTTAATAATTTAGAAATACTTTTTGTTATAAGTTCATAATACATTTCTATGTATATATATATTATGAACAATTTTGGGTTTATTATTACAAGACATGTAAATTCTGAAAATACCAATAGATATTGGAATCATTCTATAAAATTATTAAGGTTTTTTTATCCAACTAAAAAAATTGTTATAATTGATGATAACAGTGATTCTAATTTTTTAAAAGCAGATTTTGAATATAGTAACGTAGAAATAATACAATCTGAATTTTCTGGCCGAGGTGAACTGTTACCATATTATTACTTTATTAAAAATAAATTCTTTGAAAATGCCATAATAATACATGATAGTGTATTTTTTCACAAAAGAATAAACTTTGAGGTTTTAAATGGCACAAAAGTATTACCATTATGGTATTTTAATGCGGATAATGAAAATGAATCAAATACAAAAACACTTATAGAAAAGCTTAAAAATAAAATGATTATTCAAGATAAATTATTATATAATGCTGCTGCTATGTTTAGTATTATGCGTGATAGAAAATGGTATGGATGTTTTGGTTGTCAATCATATATAAATCATAATTTTCTTTTACATATAGAAAATAAATATAATATATCATCATTGGTAAATGTTATACAAAATAGAGCAGATAGATGCTGTTTAGAGAGAATTTTGGGTTGTATATTTTGTACAGAATATCCTATAACAAATAAGTCAAAATCTATATTTGGTGATATATTGAAGTATCCGTCTTCAGGAAGATATAGTTATGATATGTATAACACTGACTTAAAAAAAGGCACTATAAAAAGAGATGTTGTAAAAATTTGGACCGGGCGTTGATACTACATAATGAAGGGAAAATCTTGAAATTTTGAAAAAGTCGGCAAAAAAGGTCCCTCCATGTGTAGTATCGATATATGAAATTTTTTGGGGAAAGTTTTTTTGAAATTTCAATTTTGGACATTTATTTTTGTCCATTTTTCAAAAGTATAGATATTTTATGGAAAAAATATAATTTTGTGACCATAATTAAAAATTAGCGTCTCAACACCAAAAAAATAATTTTCAATTTGTTATTGTAATTTTTAAAATTAAAACTTAAAAAAATAATCTGTTTCTATTTTATGGAAACTTTAGGAAACAAAAATCAGCAAAAATCAGCACCAAAATATTACTGTAAATTTTGTGACTATAGCACGTGTAGAAAATGTAATTTTGACGACCATAATTTGTCAGCAAAACATAAAAAAACCATGGAAGGAAACGATTTGGAAACTTTTGGCAGCAAAAATCAGCAAAAATCAGCGATTTTAAATTTTTCATGTGAAATTTGTAACAAAGAATTTAAAACACGTTCTGGATTATGGAAACATAGCAAAAATTGTATTTGTGAAAATAATAAAGTAGAAAATACTGTAGATAAAAAAGATGAATTAATCGATTATCTTATGAAAGAAAACAAAGAAATAAAAGAATTGATTTTAGAATTAGCTAAGAAAGATTCATATAATAATTGTAATAATACTGTTAATTCACATAACAAAGCTTTCAATCTTAATTTCTTCTTAAACGAAACATGTAAAGATGCCATGAATATTATGGATTTTGTTGATTCAATTAAACTTCAGTTATCTGATCTAGAAAAAGTTGGAGAACTTGGTTATGTTGAAGGAATATCTAATATAATAACTAAAAATCTCAAAGAATTAGATGTTACACAAAGACCTGTTCACTGTACAGATAAAAAGAGAGAAACTATTTATATTAAAGATGAGAACAAATGGGAAAAAGAGGATGAAGAGAAAAAGAAATTACGTAAAGTGATAAGAAGAGTTGCTTTTAAGAACCAACGTTTGCTACCAGAATTTAAAAAGGAACATCCTGATTGTGGTAAATATAATTCAAAGTTTTCAGACCAATATAACAAAATAGTAGTTGAATCTATGGGAGGTCCTGGAGATAATGAATCCGAAAAAGAAGAAAAAATTATAAGAAATATTTCAAAAAATATAATAGTTGATAAATAAATTTATT